CGATGACAACGCAGTTGCAATCCCATATGTGATCACAATTGATTATGAAAACCAGAACGTAGTATCAGTTCGACGTAACTGGAAAGAAGACGACGAAGAAAAGAAGCGCCGCGATTGGTTTGTTTCGTACAAGTTCCTACCAGGATTAGGCTTCTACGGTTTCGGCCTGTACCATATGATCGGTGGATTGGGCAAAGCGGCGACAGGATCGCTCCGCGCCCTGCTCGACAGTGCAGCCTTCTCAAACATGCAGGGTGGCTTTAAGCTGCGTGGCCGTGTTCAGGGCGGCGACATGCAGATCAGCCCCGGTGAATTTGTTGACCTCGACAGCACCGTGGATGACGTGAACAAGGCCATCATGCCACTGCCGTTTAAGGAGCCGTCAGGTTCCCTGTTTAATCTGCTTGGCTACATGGTCGATGCAGGCCAGCGTTTTGCCAGCACGGCAGACCTAAACATTGGTGACGTAAATCCCAATGCCCCAGTCGGCTCTACGGTTGCCCTAATTGAGCAAGGCTCCAAGGCATTCAGCGCGATCCACAAGCGTCTTCACTACGCGCAGGGACAAGAATTTAAACTCCTTGCGGGGCTGAACGCTGAGAATCTCCCCGATGAGTTCAGCTTCTCGCAGGCTGGAGCTGCGGCGGTTATCTATCGTTCCGACTTTGATGACAGGATCGACATTGTCCCAGTGTCTGATCCAAACATCTTCTCGACAGCCCAGCGCATCGCGCAGGCCCAAGCTGTCTTGGAAATGGCACGATCAGCGCCGCAGTTCCACGACCTGTACCAAGCATACAAGCGGATGTACGAAGCTATCCGCATTCCCAACATCGATGAAATACTGAAGAAGCCTGAAGACGCTGTTCAGATGGACCCGATTGATGAGAACATGAGCGTCCTGTATGGCAAGCCAATTCGCGCCTTTCCAGATCAGGATCACGAATCTCACATTGCGGTTCACATGCAGTTTCTGCAAGACCCATCACTGGCGGGTAATCCCGGTGCGGCGGCTATGCAGCCTGTTTTGGTTGCCCACATTGCTGAACACATTGCGCTTCTGTATCGCCAGAGAATGGAGGCCAGCATTAATATCGAAATGCCGGCACTGCCAAACTTCAAAGACCCAGACTTCAAGTTTGCTGCTATTGACCCAGAGATGGATCGCCTAATCAGCCAGAGGGCCGCGCAAGTTGTGCAGGCAGCTCCACAGATGAAGCAAATCCAAGCATTGACTGGTGGCCAACAGCAGGGCCAAGATCAGGGCAATCCGCTGCAATATGCACAGCAGTTAGCGCAGCTTGAAACGGAAGCCCTCAAGGCCCGTACAACGGCGCAGATTGAGGCGGATCAGGCCAAGGCGAGATCAAGCATTGAGATCAAGCAGGCTGAAGCGCGTCAGGACATGGAGATCGACGCGGCCAAGGCGCAGCAAGACATGCAGGCCAAGATAATGAAGCTGGAGGCAGAGTTGCAGCTAGAGCGTGAAAAGAATGCAGCTAAAATCCAGATGGAGGCAATGAAGAATGCAAACCCCACAATCCTATAACTTGCCGCCAATTAACCCCGAAGCGTTTGGCGGGTTACCACAGGAAGGTACACCCCAAGCGGGTGGGCCGCAGGGCGCTCCGCAGGGCGAACCAGTTATGGATATGAACCAGTACCTGATAGACAAGGTCATGGAGATTAAGCAGCGCATGGGCGCAGGAGGCGCTGGGGTAGGCGCGTTAGGGGCAATGATGCAACAACAGCCGCAACAACAGCCGCAGCAACCGCAGCCGCAACAACAGCCGCAGGAAGTGGGGAAGGTCTAATGGAAAAATATAAAACACTCGAAGACATGCCCAGCACACCCGGCGCGTTTGCAGATATAAACCTGCGGCCAGTTGCGGATTTCTTTGACGTATACCTTCCGATCTCAGGTGGGATCAGATATGATGCTGGACCTGATCGTTCTAAGGCAGAAATTGATATCAATAAAACATTTCAAGGCGATTTTGGATCAATCACCCCGTCAATTGGATATACTGATGAGAGAAGTAATTATTCAGATGGACCTGCGGATATAAGCAATAGGGCAAATACTATCCGTGTTGGCGTTGATGGTGAGACTTCATTGGGTCCAGTTGATTTACAGGGATCAGCAATGGGTAGCAGGACAAGATCAAACCAAAACGTCAGCATTCCAGAATATAACCAATATTTCAACAATCCAAATGTTGGTACGTTTACTAAGATCGGCGTTGGCGCACGAATGGGCTTGTTTGATTTCAATGCAAGCCGCCAGAAAAGAACTGGTTCTGACCCATTTTATTCTGGCACTGTTGGGATGAATGTTGGTAGGGGCGGAAGATTAGAATACTCTGATACCAATGTTGGTGGCCCAACTATTGGCTTCAATTATAAAATGGAGTTTTAGGTGTGAACACATTTATGAACCGTGTTAACGCGATTGTGCAGAAAAACCAAATGTCTTCGCCTGAACCCATTTATCCAGACGCAGGTATGGGCGCGTTGGAGAATGTTGTTTCTGGTGTGCCACGTCAAGCAGAGCTGATGAATCAACCCCACATGCTGGCGTACATCAACCCACAGGAAGAGCAAATGCTGCGTGACGCAGGGGGTGCAGGTATTCCTGGCCCAGACGGCATTCCCGTTTATGGCTGGTGGTCAGATACTTTGTCAGAAATAACGAGCGGCGGGACGGCGGAGACGGCAACGTATAACAGCCCTAGCGATAATAACGACAGTGTTGTGGATACTAGTAATGATACGCCATCATATGTGGCCACGGCTGATTCGACATCGTTTAAGGCAACTCCGAAGCCTACGATTGGCGCTGTCTCCAGCACTGGACAGTATGCTGGCGATGGATTTGAGTGGGTATCTCAAGGCACGAACGAGAACGGCAGTCAGATGTTAACTCGTACTTACACGGGTGCGAACGAAGGGCTTACTGGGAGCTATGACACACCGACTGGGTTCGACAATCCTAACGTGCAACAAAACTACACAGGTCAGCCTGCGGTAAACAATTTTGTTGACTCAACTCCAGCGCCAACAAGCTCTATTTTCACAGGTGGCGGTGCTGATGATGTTGGTAATTTTGGTGCTGTTGGTGATTATCTTGGTCGGTTTGGCGACACTTTAGGAGCCACTAATTATGGCACACAAAAAATAAAAGAAAGCAAATACAAACCTAGAACATTCACCCAAAAGGAGGTTAATGAATTTACAACTAAAAACACAGGCAGGGAGAATCTTGCCGATTTTCTAACCCCGTTTGACAATGCAAAATATTATGGTGGTAATTTACTTACTGAGATCAGCCCCGGTGTCTATCAAGATTTAACTGGCGGTGGGTTCACCACCAACAAGGCTGGATATAAAGATCGCATCTATGGCGTGGCTGATGACTTCAGCAACAACGCCCCAATGGTACAAGGCGATATGTCTGACCAAGAGTTTAAGACTGCTGTGCTACGTCAGAAACTGCTTGAGAGCAAGCCGCCCAGCCAAGGGGATTACTTTGGATCGTTTGCATTGGACCTGCTTTCTCCCATCCCCGGCCTTAACATCGGCGGCATGGCGATTAACCCCGGCATTGACCGCAGGCAGGAGGGCATAGACGCCCAACTGGATGCCATTCAGGCTGGGTCAATCCCTGAATATGATGAGGAAAAAAATTATATTGGCTACAGGGACAAAGAGGGTGGCGCTTTAATCAGATATAACCCCAATCCCAAAGCCCCTAAACCTGCGTCTCAGGCCAGCTATGGTTCGCTAAATGTTGGGCCAGAGCAAACCAATGAAGACGCAGCCCCAGTGGTTTATTCATCACAAAAAGCTGAGAGTGTTTACAACCGCTATTACAAGGGTGGGTCTGGCTTTGCTATGCCGTTCTGGCTTCGTAGGTATGCGTCAGGAAATGTGATTAACAAGGACTTGGCAAGAGTTACCAAGGACGGTGTTGACTACTATCAAGACCAAACAGGAACTCTCATCCCAACGTCTGAGCTGCCCGGCCTGAAAATGGTAGCAAATTAATCAATTGATGTTAAGGTAACCGCAAATTAGTAATAGAACAGGAGGCCGTAATGCCTAATATAAATGAAAACCCAGACTACCAATTGGTTATGAGGTTTCTTCAAAACATTCGCCCCGGTGATATGGATGAGGAATCTGCGAATGAATTGATGATGATTGGCCAGCGCATGCAAGGTGGCGGCATACTTAGTGATCGTGAGCGCGAGATGTTTGAGCAAGTTGTTGGCGCTACGGACAGGTTCCCAGTTGAGCAAATGGATACGTTCCCACGGGGCGGTACAAACCCAGATATTATGAATAACCCAGTATCTTTGGGTGCAATGTCTGAAGGTGATATGCAGTCCACTATTGACCGCTTGAACCGTGGCGAAATGTCAGAGAGCCGTGGAATTGAAATGCAAGGTGATCGCCCAGACGCTGGAACAGTAATGAGCTTGGAAGAGGCAATCGCCGCAGGCATCGTTATGCCAACACGCCCACAGGCACGTCCAATGATGACATCACCGCGCCCACAAATGCGCCGATAAGGGAGGCTGATATGGCTGAAGTAAATGTAGAAAACATGGAAGACAACGCCACTTTGTTTATGAGCAAAATGGGTTTCAGCCACGATGCAGATGGCTTGGACATGACCGATGAGCAATTGGTCAACTTCCTGCTCTTGTGCCACCACGGCATGGGCGATGACGAAATGTACGAAGACGATGAGATGTATGACGATGACGAAGAGATGATGGAGATGCCACACGGCAAGGATGTCAAAGTCAAAGTCATGAAGCTCGACGGCGGCAACGTACACGAAATGATGAACAAACTTCTGGGAGGCTGATATGCCATATAGCAAATATTCTCCAAAGCAAAAGAAGCTGGCGGCAGTCGCAGGTAATAAAAAGAAAATTACTGAGGCTGATTTAAGAGGTCTTCGCAAAACTGCAAAGAAGAAGAAGAA